GTCGCCGTCGGAGAGCCCGCCCGAACCGCCCCCGCTGTTACTCGCGATCACCGCGAAGTTCGTCCCGTCGCACTCGATCAGCACGCCCATCCCTTGAGTCAAGGTCAGCGTGGTGTGCGCCCCGTCGGGATCGCGGAAGGTTTCCGAGCCGTCGGCGTCGACGGTGATCGTGCCGCTCCCGCTGTTGAAGACGCCGAAGCAGAACCCCGACTTCAACGTGGCCGCGGCCGTCACGCTGACCGTGAACGTGTTCGCCGTGCAGTCGATGATTTTCGAGCGGTCGGTGGCGACGACGGTGTAGGCCCCGGTCTTCGCAACGCGGTCGAACCCGCCGACGTGGGTGTTGATCGACCCGTTGCCCACCAGCAACTTGAGCGTGTCGGTGGTGGTCAGCAGCTCGCGCGCGGCCCCGGTCGGGGCGGTCGCCTCCAGGCCGCCTCTTAACTTAAGCGTGGTCATTCCCACTCCCCGCAGTCGAGGCCGATTTCAGTGTCTTCCCACATGCCGCCGCTCCTACCATGTGCCGCCGTCAATGGTGGTCGTGCCGCCGACGACACCGCCGTTGTTGATGAGGATTTCGCCGTTGTTCGTGCCGCCGACTGTTAGTTCGCCCGACTCGCCTTGCGGACCTTGCGGACCCTGCGGGCCGCCGCTGAGCCGGTGAATCCAGAACTGCTTGGGGTTGCCGCTGGAGGGCGGGGTGGGGTCGTGACCGGACGCCTCCCACCGGATCTCATTCGACGCCGGGACGAACAGGCCACAGTGGACGTAGTCGCCCTCCTCCAAGTAGGCGACTACGTTGACGTGGGCGATGCCGCCGGAATAAGCAGTCGGTCCAGAGGCGAGCTTGTCGCCGTTGAACTCGTACCCGCCGCCCTCGTCGTAGCCATTACGGATCAGGACCAGGCCCCCGGTCAGGTCCGTTCCGAATGGCGGGACGAAGGAGCAGCCTCGGCTGGCCCCGATCAGGTAGTAGCCCGCCTCGGTGATCTCGAAGCGGTTTTCGGCGGCGTTGTAATAATTGTCCGTGTCGTAGACGACAGTGTCGTATTCGCTCACGATGTAGCCGTAGCCCGGCCCAGTCACGTCCTGATAAGTGGACGAGTAGACTGCCGCGCCACTGGACGTCGACGTGCCGCTACTCAGCCCCCCGCCCACGCTGCCCACGCTGGACACGAAGCAGCCAACTCCGTCGCCATTGAATCCCACAAAGCGTGCGTGCGGTATGTAGTCGCCGACTGCAAACCCGGACCCGATCGGGTCGGCTATGCGAACCTCCGTCGTGTCGAGGTCGCTGAACGTGCCGTCGGAGTCGTCCCACTGCTGAATACGCGCCGGGTAGCCGAAGTCGTCGGGGTCGCCGGCCTGGATCTGCAGAACCTGGACGGCGTTCCCTTCGGCGGGCACGCGGCGAGAGTCGCCCCGGTCGCCGATGAGCTGTTGTTCGACGCGGCGAGTGGCGCGGGCCACTCGCTTGAAGTCGGTGTCGGTGAGTAGGTGCGATGCTTGCATTAGCAATCGAGGGCCAGCCAGTCGAAGTCCATTCGCTTGTGCAGGATGAACGGGCCGAACGTGGACGGTGCCTCGCCGTCGAGGTAGACCGGCGTGCCGCCTACGGCGAGCTCGCCGCCCGTGCCGTCGAGTAGTGCCGGGGTCGCGACCGGCATCCCCGAGCCCTTGTCGATGATCTTTCGTCGCTCACCGTCGACCAGCTTGCGGAAGCCGCGGTCGAGTGGGGCCGGGTTCCAACCCAGAGGGTCTTGCGAAATGACAATGGTCACTTGGTAATAAACCGGCGTGTTCTCGGTCGCCGGAATCTCGTTGTAAGTGAGCTTCGACACCCGCAGCGTGTCGGCGTCGTACTCCTGGTCGCCGATGGTGAACGGGAAGGCGTTCACCGCGTTGGCGAAGTCATCGAACCACACTTCGGAGACGGAAGTCTGCGAGCGAACGAACGTCCACTCAGCGAGATTTTCCTCAGTCGTGATGGGCGGGTCGAACGGGTCGCCGGCGCTGTTCTTGACGAGCAAGCCGTTTCGGTCCTTCTCCCAGGCCTTTTGCCGGCTCCAACTGCCCCGACTCCTTTGCTGCGTCGGGATGACTGCGGGGATCGCCCCGCCGCCGCCGCTTCCACCGCCTTCGCTCCCGGCCCCGGTTTCCGGGTCAGATGGCGCGGGCGGACTGCCCGGCGCTTCGGCGTTGATCTGGGGATAGGCGTAGCTGACGGTGACTCGCCATACCGATGCGTCCCCGTCGACCGGCTCGCCGGTCTTCTGGATCACTCGCGACCGCGGGTCTTCTTCGTTGCTCTCGCCGTAGAACGGAATGCGCGAGACTTCATCCGACGGGATGCTGCCGGAATTGCTGGCCGTGATCGCGGCGACGATCGACGAGTTGAAGTCGTCGAACTCGACTTGGTAAACGTGCGTGGCCGTGAAGCCGGCTGTATCCTGCACGGACAGGCCGCCGGTCAGGCCATCGGGGACTCGATAGATCGCGGTTACGGTCGCCATGTATTACTCGGGCATATTCTTGTCGTCGATGAGGAAGCCCTTCTTCTGCAGCTCGCGGGCAATCTCGCGATTCACGTCGAGAAGAATCTTCCGCTGCTCATTGGCCGCGGCGAGAAAGTTGGCAACCCGCTCTTGTGCGTTCTCGCGGCCGACGTTCTGTTGAGTGATCGCGGACACGGCCTCGGCGGAATCTTTCAGGGCGGCCCCGGCGAGCTGCGGGCGGCCGGCGCCCATCGCCCCCTCGGCCTGCTTGAACATTTCACCGATCTGGAATTCGAGCAAGTCGGCCCCGCCCTGCCGGAAGAAGCCGCCCCGGCCCGCGACCGCGGCGAGGTCGAGCACGTCTTTTTTCAGGGCCCCGACCACATCGAAACGGCTGTTGATGTCTTCCACCCGCTTGATGTCCGCCGCCCGCAACTTGTCGGACGCGAGCTTGAATTCGTTCGCCATCTTCTCGGCTTCCTTGCCGGCGCGGCCGAACATATCCCAAACCTTGTCGAGGTAGCTGGCCTGCGGCGCCTCGATGTCGAAAATCTTTCGCATCTGGGCCTCGAAGAGCCCGAAGTTCTTTTCCCACGTCCCGGCGTTCTCGCTCTCCTTGCCGCCGCCAAGTTGTCTGTTGACCCACGACCACGCCCTCACTTGGTCGCGGGCCGCGCCGGTGAGGCTGAAGTGGGAGTCGCCCTCGCCGGTTCGCCCCAGTTCGTCGAGCATGTCCATCGTCTGCGCCAGCGTGCGAACCATCGTCATGCCCATCTGGAAGGCCGCTTTTCCGGCCTCCTTGAACGCCGCCGCGATCTCCTTGACCAGCGGGCGAATCGCTTCAAGGTTGTCCTGTCCGAAGCGGAGCGAGTCCGTCAGGTTCGTCACAAAGTCCTTGAGCCCGAACTCGTCAATAATCATCTGGCCCAAGTCCCACCGGAAGTCGTCCCAGGCGTTCTTGAGCATGTCGAACCGGCCGGCGAGGGTTTGTGCCCGTCGTTCCGTTGCGCCGAAAAATTTGCCGCCCTCGGACGTCGCCGTTATCAAGGCTTGCTGGAAGTCCTTGACCGAGACCCGTCCCTCCTCCAGCATGAACTTCAACTCGGTCGTGCTGACGCCGAGTTGCTTGGCGAGGTCGCCGGTCAGGAAAACGCCCTGCGCGGCGAACGCCTTGAGCGTCTTGCCGCCCACCTCGCCGGTGTCGATCACACGACCATAGGCCGACGCCAGCCCCTTCAGCTTCTCCTCGTTCCCCATCGCCAGGTCGCCGAGCATCCGCAGCGCGGGAACGATCTGGTCAGCCTCCAAGTCGGCGGAAAACAAATCCTTCGCGGCCTCCGACGTGGCCCGAATGTTCATCCGCATATCGTCGGACGCGCTCTCGATTTCCTTGAACAGCGCCTCGCCCGTCGCGGCATCGCCGAGCATCGTCTGAAAGCTGGCCGCGACGTCCTCCATTTCGGCCGCGATCTTGATGGAATCCGTCAGGAAGCTGGTGATTGAAAACCCGCCCATGATGCCGCCCGCAAGCCCGGCACCCATCGGCCCCAGCATCCCGAGCCCGGCCGTGAGCCCGCCCGCCCCGAGCGACAGGCCGCCCATCATCTTCCCGCCGGCCCCCTTGAACGTGCGGGCCAGGATCGATTCCGACTTCTTTCCGAAAGACTTGATGTCGTGCTCGCCCCGCTTCAGCGCCTGAGACAGTCCCGTCGTCGATCCAGTCACCTGAACCGAGAGGTTGCCGATGTTAGTTGACATGGCGGGCCTCCGTCACGGTCCCGCCGAGGGCGAGCGTGTAGGCTTTGAACTCAGCCTTCAGCCGCCGCGGGTCTTGCCGCCGCGCCCCGAACTTGGGGATGAAGTCGGCCGGCTTGAAGGGGCGGGAGTTCTTGCCGCGGTAGGGGTTGCTGACGGCCGCCGCGAGGATGCCCATGCGCAGGTCGTCGCGCTGCTCGCCGCGGGGGTTGAGCGCCTCGGCCGCGACGTAGAGCATGTAGTCGGCCGTGGTCATCCGCTCTTCCAGTTCGCTCAGTAGCATTCCGAAGCGGTAAGAGAGTTCGATCCTGAACTCGAGGTCAGGATCGCTCAGGATTTTTTTTCGGCGTCCTCGGCCGCGTCCTTGTTGAGCGCGTTAAGCTTCATGGCCGCCTGTGCAACACGCTTCACCGCCGACGCCGACTTCTCCACCAGTTGAGGAATGTCGGCCGCCGTGAAAATCGGCTCGCCCTTGTCGTCGATCGCGCACACGACGACGAGATTCGCCGCGATAATCGCGTCGTCCTTCTCGTTCTCGATTCGGGCCGCAAACTCCCGATGCTCTTTGCAGGTGAGCGAACGGCACCGCACGCCGCCGCCCCACTCCGGCACGGCCACGTCTTCCGTCTTCCGGTCGTTCGCGGCGAAGATGTCCGCCTTCGTCAACAGTCGCATTGATTTCCCTTGCAGAAGAGCGGGCCGGGCAATGGGTGAATGCCCGACCCGCAGTGAATCACGAGTAGGCGGTGAACTGCGGCTTGCCATTGACCTCGAAGCCGACGGAACACTTAATGCCGTCGTCCTCTTCCACCGGCACGCCGAGCGAGCCGAGGAAGCCGTGAGCCGACCACGTACTGAGGTGGGTCGCGTCGTCCGGCTCCGGGATGCAGACCTGAATCCAGAACTCGGTGCCAGCCTCTTCGTAAGCCTTGAGGGTCGCGAAGTCGGTCTTGTCGAAGTGGCCGTCGAAAGTCAGGACGCCGGGGTCAACGAGACCGGGACGCTTCCGCTTGTACTTGTTCGTCTGGTTCAGCCGGGTCGCGTTGATCGCGGTCGTCTTGGACTCCGGGATCTGGATGTTCGTGGCCTGCCCGAACGCCGTCATGGACGGGATCGTTTCGGGGGTCGCCGCGCTCCAGGTGCCGGTCTTCAGGATGGTCCCGAAGCTGTGAGTCGTTTTGTCGATCGCCATGCTCAGGACTCCTATTCGTTGAACACAATCACCGCGTCAAAGCCCGCGTTGAAGACCCTCGCCTCGCCGGCCGACTGCGGCGGCTCCGAGCCGTGGCGGACGTTTTCGATCCGGCAGGACTGCACGTAGGCCGCGGTTGCGCCGCTGCCGATTGTTTCCTGCAACCCGTCGAGGCCGCCGTCCGCACTTCTCGCCGCGACCAACTCCGCGACCTCTCGGACCTTGGCTTTTACAAGCCCCCAGAAGTCGAGCTGATAGCGGGCGCTCACGTCCTTGTTCACGCCCGCCAGCTTCCTGCTCCGATCCGCCGGCCCGATCAGCGTTATCACGCCGTAGGGGAACGTCGGGTTTTGTGGGGCCGCGTCGTCGGCGTAGAGCCTGCCTTCGATCAGGTCGCTCACGCCGTCGATGCTCAGCACCTTCGTTCTCAGGGCCTCGTCGATCGCGTAACGCGCCACGCTACTTCGCCCTTTGCGCCTTCAACGCATTGCCGAGCACGCGGCCGACGATGGCCTTCGTGCCGCTCTTGTTCTTGTCCCTCGCCGGCCGAATGAACGGCTGCGGCCTCGCGCCGGGGTGTCGAAATCCCCGCTGTATTTGCTTGCTGGATCGGCCCTTTCGCCGAAGCCGGTCGCCCGCTCCAATCGTGTGAGGCCGCGTTCCGAACTCAACCAGATGGGCGTAATTCGTCGGGTCCATGTAGACGGCCCGTCCCTGCGAATCCGTCCCCACCTTGACCCGGAACTTATCCGTCCGCTGTCGCTCGCCCTTCTTGCCCTTGAACTGCTTGCGGACGCCGACGATCCCCGTCGCGACGAGTCCGCCGCGGAACGTCTTCGTCTTGCGGCCCAGCGCCTTCTTGAGCAGCTTCGTATCTGTTGCGACTCCGGCCTTGGCGTCTTTGAGGATCGGCTTCGTCGCCTCGTTGATCGCTTCGCGAAGGGCTTTGCGCGCCACCTTCTTGTCGATGTCGGCGAGCCTCCGAAGAATCGCCGGCGCCCCCTTCGTTCGCAGCGACAAGCCGAGCACGCTACACCTTCTCCTTGCAGAAGAGCACCAGCATTCGCCCCCGCTCTTCGATGTCCGACACCGACTGAATTTCGAGCATTCGGCCCTTGTGCTGAACCCGGTTCTTCGGCGTCACGCCCACGAGGTATCGCAGCGTGACCGTGTGCGTCACGTCGGCCTGGATCGCCTGAGCCCGCAGGTACTCCCGGCCGCTCGTCTCGATGGGCTCCACACTCGCCCACCGCTCGGTCAGCGTGACCCACTGCGGAAGCGGCTGACCGTCGGCCGAGACCGTCTCCGGGTTCGCCTCCTCAATCGTGACCCGGTGCCTCAACTTCCCGGCTCGGAGCGGCTTCATTGCGTGTACACCGTCCAGCGGTTGAGCAGGCTGCGGACTGCCATCGGCAATTCCGCCACGATGTTCCCGATGTTGATGGCCTCCCGGTTCTCGTACCAGTGCCCGACCAGCAAGAGGATCGCCTGTTTCAAGCCTCGCGGCACGGCCGCGGCGCTCGCATACCCGGCCTCCACGTTGACCCAAACGCCGTTGCTGGCGCCATAAGTCGTCGGCCACGTCTCGCCGCAGGCCGGGTCGATCCTCGCCGGCTCGCTCGTCACGTCCGCCCGGTAGTCATCGGCCGCGAGGGTCGTCTCGGTGCCGTCGTCGTCGAGGTACTTCAGGCTCGCGACGGACCGAACCGGATAGACCGCGAGCCGAAGCGTTCCGCCGTCTTCCGGGAAGTCGTCGAAATACTGCCGGATCGTCTGGGCCATCAGGGTGCGACCCGTCTCCCCTTCGACCAGTTCCCTCGCCGCGGCGATCAACCCTTCGATCAGCGTGTCCTCTTCGGTGCCGTCGACGCGAAGGTGCCGCTTGGCCTCTTCCAGTGTGACGGGCTCCGAGGCCGCAGCGGATACGACGGTCAGCGTGATCGGCACGTCGCCCTCGTTAGGTGGTCGTGACGCCGGTCACTCGCAGGTCGATAATCAGGACCGACGTCGAATGGGCGTGGCCCAGCCGCGTCGTGTACCATCCGCTCGAAAGGTCGTCGGCCGGGCAGATGTCGCCGGCCGTGGCCCCCAGGACGTAAATCTCGCCTTTGGTCAGAATCGCCCCGTAGCTGATCGGCCCGGCCGTCTGGTACGTCACCGGCTGGCCGGTCGTGGCCGAGTGGACCGCGATGCCGACGACCTGCGCTGTGGCCTCGCTCGCGTTGGCGTCGGCCAGCTTCAGCTTGTCGCTGTCGGTCGAGTCCTTGTAGACCGGGTAGCCGGCCGTGATCGCGGCGCCGGCGATGCCCCGCTCGTAGGTCGGCGTCAGGCCCGACACGCTGGCGGGGACGACGTTCGACGCGGTGATGGTCAGAGCGGCCATTGATTACCCCACGACGATCTTGATGGTTCCCGTCTTCGTGTCGCCGCCCGCGGCGACGATCACCTTCACCCGATCGTTCGCCGCGACCACGTAATCGCGGAGCTTCGTCCCGCCCGCGGCGTACAGGGCGTCGGCCCCCGTCTCGTCGTCGATCGGCACGCGGGGGTAGAAAACGCCGGCCGTGTTCTGGTTGGTCAGCGTCAGGATCGCCTCGCCGGTGTTCTCCAGCGTGATCGTGAAGTCGACCCCATCGGCGAAGTCGGTCTTGACGTAAGCGACGGTGAGGATTCGGCCCGTGACCGGCGTGCTGTACGCCGTGCAGGAGCCGTCCGCGGCCGTCGTGAGTGCGATGCTCTGGCGTTCGGCGTGCATTAGGCTTCCGCGGTCCAGGTGCCGGTGTAACCCATGACGGCCCAGGTGCCGTCTTCGACGCACATCAGGTGGACCGTCTCGCCCGCGGCGTTGGCGGTCAGGTACTTCCCGGCCGCACCCGGCACGCCGTTGGACGGCAGGGAAATCGTCTCCGTCCCGTCCGGGTCGAGCCGGAGCTCCTGCGCCTCGCGGACGCCGAAGAAGAACTCGAGGCCCGTCACGGCCGCGGGCAGCGTCAGGGTGATGGCCCCGGCCGCCCCGTTGTTCGTGTGGACGGACCCGGACTCGGCGGCCGTCAGGGTGTCGTCGGCCGTGTGGGCTTCGACCGTGCGAACGGTCTTGCCGGCGAGGGTCAGGGTCGAGCCGGCCTGCACGTCGAGCGTGCCGCCGGACTTGACCTCGATCTCGCCGCCCGAGGCGACGATCATCTTGTCGCCGCCCTGCTCGCGGTAGACCTTCGGCTGGTAGGACATGGCTTTGATCCCGTTGGTTGCCCCGGCTGAGGCCGAGTAGTCACTCAGGACACGGTTCGCGGTTCGATCAGTTGACCTGCGTCGACTGCGGCACGTTGCGCGGGTGGCCCTGAATCCAAGCGCCGCCGAGGAACACGTTGCCGGTGTTGCTGCCGGGTGTGACGGTCACGCGGACGTAACGCTTCGGCCCGATGTAGCCGATCTTGAACGTCGCCCCATCGTCGGCGAAGTCCAGGCCCATCGCCTCCACGCCAAGAAGATGCTCGTCGGCGACGGCCGCCGCGTCCGACAGATTCGAGGCATCGCCGTCTTCGACGAGAACCGTGTAGGTCGCGTCGGAGTCGGCGTTTGTGCCGAGCACACCCACCAGCTCGCAAGACCCGAAGTTCGCGGTGTCGACGATGGTCGAAACCTGCGCGGTGTTGTCGGTCACAGCCGCCTTCGGCGCGAAGGCGGTCGTGCATTTGATGTGGTTGTGAAGGTCTCGCTTCATGTTCGTTCACTCCGAAGCCGCGGTCGCGGCGTGGTTCAAGGGGTCGACACCGCCGCCGATTAGCCGAGCTTCAGACGGCCAAACGCTTCCGCCAGGACCGGCATGGCGTCGGTCTCCTTGCGGCCGATCCAGCCCACCTGGTTCTTGCCCGCGTAGAGCTCGTCGAGACGCTGGATTTCCAGGTCAAGGCCGTCCTGGATGTAGAAGAAGCTGATGTCGCCAAAGAGGGCGATGTACTGGCCCGTGGTGAAGGTCGACGGGGCGTTCTCGTCGACGATCATCGGGCGCTCGAGCAGCGTGTCCATGCTGCTCGCCGTCGCCATCGTCATCAGGTATTGGCCGTTGCCGTCCTTCAGCTTGCGGCACATCTTGCGGAAGGTCCGCGAGACGATCCACTTCCCGTTCTGGCGGTAGGCGTCCTTGACGCTGTGCTGCAGGTCGATCAGCTCGTCGGCCGTGAAGACCGTCGTGCTGGCGCAGGTCGTGTCGCGGCTGGTCGGGATGCCGTCGTTCGACGCCGTGAACAGACCGATCGGCTGGTCGGCGCCGTCGCCGGTGAGGTACGCCTTGTTCTCGGTGATGGCGAACTTGTACGCGAGCCGCTGGGCGAGGAACTGCTCGACGTTCAGGGAAGAGTTCCGCAGCATCTTGCGGCTGGTCTTCACCATCTTGGAGAACAGGTGCGGCGTCAGTTCGCGCTTGCCGAACCGGGCCGCCGAGTCCTCGCTGATGTCCGAGGCCGGAACTTCGGCCGACCAGTCGGCGTCGTTGTAGTCCGTGTCGTAGCTCAGGGCCCCGACGGACTTGAGCGAGGTCGGGGCCAGGACGGTCGCGTGCTGCCGGATGGTCGCCGCGTCGTCGAGGAACTTGATGAAGTTCGACAGGAAGCCGGTCGCGGCCGTCACACCGCCGCGGGCGTCGTCGCCGACCACGAGGCCGAGCTGTTCGCCCGTCCGCAGGTAGCGACCGAACGCCTTGCCGTACTTCGGCGAGCTCAGGGTCTGGAAGCGGCTGGCAAGCTGCGGGTCGACCTCGGCCAGCATGTCGATCGAAAGCTGACCGGCGCGGCCGTAGTTGACCGTCAGGCCGGAGGCTTCGTCCTTGCCCAACTTGCCCGGCTCGGTCTGCCGGGGGAGCGGGCGGTCCATTTCCTTCGCCAGCGACTCGGCTCGCTGGCGGCGAACCTCGTCGTCCGTCCGGCCCTTGATCTCCTCGCCGAGCTTGTCGATCTCGGCGTCCCGCTTGTCGTACTCCGACCGCTCTTCGGAGTTGAGCGCGCGGCCTTCGGAGTCGGCCTTGTTCAAGAGGGCCTTATTCGCCTCGAAGAGCCCGGCCCGTTCGCTGGTGAGTTCTTTGATGGACTTCATCGAAGCCGCTCCGGTTTGTGCCGCTGAAAACGCCGATGCGGGCGTGTGATCCCAGCGGCGGGATTGTGACCCGCTACCAGTGACCCCAGCCCGCAACGGCGAGAGGTGGTTCACTTTGATTTGTGAGCAGCCGGGCGACGGCCCGCGGCTCGTGTAATGTGACGTTACAACGGGGGAGCGAGGGGCGGGAAGTGGGAAAGCGGCGGGAATCCGCCGCCTTCCTATCGATGGGACGGCGCTTGGATCAACCGGCCTTTTCCTTCAGCCGGAGCCGACGTCGCATCACGTCGGCGAGGTCGGACGCGGGCGGCACGGCCGGCGGCGCTTGGGGCCCGTACCGCTGGCTCAGGTAACGGTCGAGAAATGCGACCACTCGCAACTGGACCACTTCCCGCGAAGCCCCCGGAAAGAATTGGTCTAGCGCCTGCGTCGCCATCCTGGCCGCGCCATCCGGCAGTTCTAGCGCGTCTTCAACGGAAAGAAAACTGCCATGCACAGCGTCTCCGTCGCCGACCACATCGGAGGCGTGGAGAGTGACCGGCATCCAGACCGGCGGAATTGGATTGCCGTCCTTGTCCGTCTTTGGCCGCTTAAGGTCATCGAGGACGGGGATCTGTTCCGTCTTCAACACCAGCGACGAGCCGAATAGGTCTGGGTCTTCTTCGGCCATGCGCAGAACCTTGTCGCCTTTGTAGTCCCCTTCGGGTCCAAAAGCGTGAGCAGATAGGTACATATTGGCACGCACCCGAGTGCCGTCCAGCCAGGCGTCTTTGGAGCGGCCAATCGTCGTCGCGAGTCCATCGGAGCTCATATTTGGATGGCTCGACCTCACTTTGATTCCGTTCGGCTTTTCTTGGTACAAGGACACAATTTTTGCGAGCGATTCGGCAGTAAACTGCCCGCGGCCGGGAGTCTTGAAGTAGCCGAGTTCTGCAACAACATAGCCGTTGATGATGCGCTTCTCTTTGTCGACGCCGATTGGGCGACCGAACGATCGGGCGTCGAGCCATTCGGGAACGGCTGGCATCTTACTCATGGTTTTCTCCCAGGATTCGGGCCGCTTCGTCCGCCGGCCGACTCGGTTCCCACTCGCGGAATAGCTCGTCGACCGCGCCGGCGAGCTGAGCGGCGGTCGCATTGCCGGCGACTCCAAGCAGGGCTTCGCGAGAGCGAAAGCAATACTTGAAGGCCCATGCCTTGTGGTCGATCCAGGTGGTTCCTCGCGATGCGCTGAGCACTTTCGCCGGAGCCTCTAGCGCCTCCGCAAGGGTTTCTTGGAACTCGCCGTAGAAGCTATCGATCCACGCCAGGAACTCGCCCGGCTTCTTCGCGGCTCGCCGGCCCTCGTTTAGTTCCTTCCGCTGCAACCGGGCGAAGGTGTCCGTCAGCAGCGAGCGAAGGGCGGCCCGCATTTCGTCGGGCGACTGTTCTGTCTCGCCTTCCTCTTCGGCCTGCGGCGGCACGACCACGGGCGGGGGTGGCTCCGGCGGATTGATGGCCCGGTCGATCGGCTGCATGTTCACCGGAACGAAGTGGACGTCGCCCTCCGGTCCGATCGGGTTCATGTCCTCCAACTCGCGGATCTCGTTGATTGTCTTCCCGCCGATGCCGAAGAGTTTGGAGTAGAAGTCGCCGCGAGCCGCGGAGTCGCCGCGGAGCAACGCCGTGACATTGTGCTTCGAGTACAGCTTCGGCGGGCTCAGTAGCTTCCGGTCGATCTCCTGTTCCTTCATCACCAGCGTCGGGCCGAGGCAGTGCTGGACGAACTCGATGCCCTGGTGTTCGATGTTGTTGTTAGTGCTGCGACTGAGGTCGTAGAGGATGTGCGGCGGCACGTTCAGCCAGCGGGACACCTCTTCGGTCGAGAACCTGCGGGCCTCGATAAGCTGGGCGTCGACGGGCGAAATACCCCCGGCCTCCGCGATGTACTTCCATCCGCCCCAGACGACGGCCGTCTTGAATGCCTTGTCCGGCCCCTGATGCGTCCGCTGCCAGGAGTCCTTGAACTCTTCACGCTGTTCTTTCGTCGGGGTCGCGTCGTGCTGCAGGATGCCGCCGGGCCTCGCGTCGTTGCCGAAGAACCGCTCGCTGAACGTCTGGGCCGCGATGCTCAGTCCCAACGACCCGACCGCGTAGTCGATGAAGGACTGCCCGCAGATGCCGTCGCTGGAAACGAGCGTATTGTGCAGCATGTCCGACGGCAGAATCTTCCGCCGGTCGCCGTCAACGCTGTAGTAAAGCTGGCCGCGGTCGTCGCGTTTGGGCTTCACCCGCCACGGCTCCAGCGGGTAGAGCGCCCCCGGCTGGCTCGCGCCGGTCCAGACTATTTCCGTACACTCCTGACCCCACAAAAGCCGGTGAAACTCGGACGTCCGCCGGCCGATGAACGCCGACATTTCCGGGTTGTATTCCGTGTGCAGCAGCCGATGCGCCTTGTGCGTGTCGGCTACCTCCCGCCGCTTGCCGTCGTTGCGGTAGACGGAGAGCGGGAGCGCCGCGATGATGCTGGACAGCTTGCTCACGGCCGCGAAGACCGCGGACAGCGACATGGCGCTATCCTGGTCGACGTCGACGCCGGCACCGGACGTGCGCAGGTTGTAGAGCGTGCCGGGCGTCTCCGACAGCGGCCACGATCCGACGCGCTTCGCCAGCGATTCACGCCGGCCCAGGAGTCTTTCCAGGATCACGCAAGAACCCCCAGACGGAAATGCCGAGCAGCAGGCCACCGGCAACGATGAACCCGAGCGGCAGCCACGCCAGGCCGAAGCCGGTCGACAGCGTAACCGCCCCCGCGATCGCGCACACGTCACGCATTCACCACGCCTCCACGCCGCCGCCGACCGGCTTCGGCTCGCCCTGCATCGCGCGGCTAATCGCCATGATCGTCGCGGGGATGCCGTCGATCTTGCTTCTGCTCTTCCGGCGGTGCGGCATGATGTTCCCGACCCCGTTCTCAACCGTCACGCACCCCCCGACCATCCACCGGAGAACCGGGTTCCCATCGTGTTCGACCCGCCTTGTCCGCACGGCCGCCTCCAATTCCTTTGTCGGCTCGTTGTAGTTCGCCATCGTCTGGCCGAACTCGACCATGTTCACGCCGTCTTCGACGAGCTCGGCCGCGAGCTGGCGGGCGTTATACGGGTCGAACGCAACCTCTATGAGCTCGTACTCCCGGCTGGCCTCCAGAATCGCGGCCTTGATCTCCCGCCCGTCGATCATGTCGCCCGTCGCTTCGACCACAAACCCCGCTTCAATCCAGGGCCGGAGCGTTTCGCGTAGCCGCTCGCCGACGGAATCCCTCGCCGTCTCCGCGCACCAGAAGCGGACGTAGACCTTGTACCGCTTGCTCCCGCCTTCGTAGTTCGGGAACACCAGCGACAGGGCCGCGAGGTCGGACGTGCTCGCCATGTCGAGCCCGCCGAAGCAGGGCGAGCCCTTCAGGTCTTCGATGTCGAACTCTGCTCTGCAGCGGTCCCAGACGTCCAGCGGAATCCACGCATTGAGGGCCGCGGTCCTGACGCAAAGGTGGTCGCGCTTGAACCGATTCAGGCCGGCGATCGTGCGGCCCATGCGCCGAAGGCTTTCCCTCAACTTCTCGGCGCTGACGGTTACGTTCCAATTCGGGTTTGCCTTCTGCCAGGTCGATTCGTCCGCCGGGTCGTCGCCATCATCGGCTGTGGCGAGGAAGCCGAAGAAGGCGTCGTCGTGAACGGTTCCCTCCAGGACCGATTCAAGGTATCCGTGCAGCTCCGCGTAAATCGAGTCCTCGAGATCGCCAGCCGTTGTGATCGCGAGCGTGAGAGGCTGCTCGCGGGCCCCGGTCGCCGTGTCCAACACATCCCATAAATCGCGAGTGGCCCAGCGGTGAACTTCATCCGCAATGATCCCGCTCGGATTCAAGCCGTCGAGCGTGTGGGCTTCGGAGGAGACCGGGAGAAACACACCCTCACCCTGCCGGAGCTGCAGCGACTCACGGTAGGGCCTCACTCGCTTCTTCAGCGGTGGGCACTGCGCTACCATCCGCTTCGCCTCGGAGAAAACGAGCTTCGCCTGATCGCGCTTCGTTGCGGCCGAGTAGACCTCGGCGCCCGGCTCGCCATCGGCGACAAGCAAGAGCAGCGCCAGCCCGGCGGCGAGGAACGTCTTCCCGTTCTTGCGGGGGATTTCCACGAATGCGACCCTGAACCTTCTGGTGCCGTCCGCACGCATCCAGCCGAACAAGCTGCCCACGATGAACTGCTGCCACGGCTGCAGGACGAACGGCTTGCCCGCCCACTTCCGGCCCTTCGAGTGCTTCAGCCGCCCGAAGAACCCGAGTGCAAAGTCGGCCCTCGCCTGATCCCACCAGAGGCCCCGGTCGTGGGCGTTCTCCAGGTCGGCCAGGTGCCGGGCCGCGGCCTTCTTGATCCACTTCGCTGCGGGCACTTCGCCGGCCACGACCCGCCGAGCATAGTCCCGGACCGGGCAGTCAGGACGCGGATTCGCTGGTCGGGCGGTTGGCGAGGAAATCGTCGAACTCCTCAATCTCGGCGTCAGGGTTGGCGGCCTTCAGCGCCCCGCGAGCGGCCGGGCTCAGCCCGAAGTGGCGGATGCCGCGTTCGATCTGGGCCTCCACGATCTCCAGGGCCTTGAAGTGCAGGTTGATCGTCTTCGTCTTGTTGTGCAGGTCGATGATCAACGGCGACGTCTCGAGTTCTTCCTGAATCGTGCGGTACAGGGCC